TGAACACTTACAAGATCATTAGCAATCAATCCAGCGAATACACGACGGACGATTGGGAAAGCAACAGCAGCGAAACCTTCAACGTCGTTTCCGCTCATAGAGTTTGCTTCTTTCAACAATGACTTAGCTTGATTTTCAAGCAATACAGCCATAGTTTGTTGTTGAGACGCGTTAAGTCCCTCAAGTAGACCAGTTTGAGTCCACTTGTTTAACAGAGCAGCACCTTCGCGTTCCATATTACGGTTCACGATGCCCTCTGTCAGAGTTTCAATAATAGACATTTTAAAATCTCCTTAAATTATTTTTTTATGCCCGCAAGCTTCTGCATCTTTTCCATAAACGGATCTGTGCTTTGCTTGCTTTCGTTAATGTTTTGTCTTGAATTTAGCATAGAACTTAAGTTCGATCTTCTATTGACTGACTCGCTAAGTGATTGTGGACTTTTCTTTCCAGAATTTGATCCCACTGTAGCTCTGAGTGTCTCATGAAGATTTTTAGCTTCTTTCGGAGACTCCGCATTCGAGATGGCTTCGACAATTTTTGACTTTTGTCGCTCATTCAGGGAGGCATCGCTTAGAGTGCGGTTTTGATATAAAAGTTTTGCGTTTGACAATAAAGATTCCTCAAGGTGGGTTTCCAACTTGGTAAGGACACGTTCTAATTGACTGTTTTGTTGTGTCAGACTCTTCACTGTCTCGTGTAATTCATTGACTTTGCCCATGAGTTCTTCTTTTTCCTCATCGACTTTTTTTACTTCCTCTTCGGAAGATTCTTCTTCGTAAAGAAATTCAGCAGCTTCTTGGTTGTATTCTTTTCTTGAGCGATTATTTTGAAATTTACCGAGCTCATCATTGATGGGGTCATAATCAAATTCCATTTCTTCTTCAAGTAGTTTTAAGACCTCTTGAAGTTGGACATCTAATTCTTCCTCATCACCTTCAGGCTCTGCTTCCAGGTCTCCAAGAAGGCTGTCTAAATCGTCTCCACCTTCTTCGGCGGGTTCTTCCCCTCCAAGGTCTCCAAGATCACTTTCAGGCTCTTCTGGAGCTCCTGAGGCTGCCATTGCTTCGTCTTCAGGAACAGAAAAGTCTCCGAGATCTAATTCAATCATGCCGTTGTCGTCCTCTGGGAGATTGTCAACCATGGCTGTTAGTCTTGTGGAGATGTCATCAAAGCGTGAATCCCAAGACGGTGGAGCTTCAATTGCTGCATCTGGATTTCCACCACCAGCAGCTGGGGCTTCCTCTTGCTCCATTAATTCTTCCTCAACTTCGCTTATAATTGATTCGGCACGTTGAGGTGCGTCGTCCTGTTCAAGCATTTGATCTACTGCTTCTTTGATTTGTTTTGAGTATTTGTCGAGAACGGATTGTTCAGCGTTTTTAATAGCTTGCTCTCTTAGTGTTGCAGCATCAGCAATTGCTTGTTCTAACATACTGGACATTAATTCATCTCCTAAAAATATATTTCTCCAATAAATAGTATTGTTTTTAATAAACGGCGTTCATTTAAGAATTCTAGGTTATGCATAAGGATTATATTTGACAACAGTTGTAAAATGAATATTCTCATTACCAGCATACCCACCAGCTAGTTCCAAAGAAAATCCGTAAATGTTTCCTGCTGAAAATGTGGTGTTGGCTGCACTAGTAAAGTCGAATGTGTACACCGTATTTGATGGCTGACCATTTAGCGACAGTGATGTAGCAGGTGTAGAACTGTAAGCATTGGTTGTCCCAGTGCCAATGTGTAATGATGCAGTCAGGGCTTTTGATGAAAAGTCGGTGGTTGATTTTATTTGAATTTGTATAAGTTCTCCGTTAAATGGAGCTATAAAATAATTCACAGATGAAGGACCAACTCTTTCTGTAAATGAGTCGTCACTAGGGAAAAAAATTGGATTATGTCCACTGCTTGGGTTTTGAAAGATACCTTGGTCAATTTCATAAACACCTCCAACAATTGTTTCACCTATCTGATCTTTGACAGCAACCGAAGCGGTACCGTTTAGTGAACCAGTAAAACCTAGTGTAGCAGAAGTAACAGATCCTGCAAAGGATGTGTTTGTTGAACCATCAAAAGTGATTGCAGGATTACCGGAGTTGTCTCGGATGTCGTTTCCTCTGATGCGGATGTCGCCATTAACATCAAACTTATGAGATGGATTTGCAACACCAATGCCAACTTTACCATCCGAACCAGATATAACCATCCTTACTGAGCCACTGGTTTCAAACCCAATATAATCCTCTCCGAAATCAATCAGTGTATCTCTCTGGGTATCGTCTGCTGCTTTTAGGTCTCCAATAACTTGGGCACCCTTTGAATATTTATATGACATGTTAAATCCTCGTGCTTGTATTAAATAGAAAAAGGGTCGGACTTTCGCCCAACCCTTCCAAGAAAAATCTTGAGTAAAATAATCTGAAGATTAGAATACTTTCCAAAGGTTTGCTACAACATAAACCAATTCAACAGCAGCATGAGGTGACTCAAGAACAATCGATGAAGCTCCGTCAATTGAGTGACCACCGTTCAATGGGCTAATTGTAATAGTTCCAGCAGAACCGCAGTTTGAAGGAGCCTTAATTCTAATAGAATCCCCAACACTTGGAGAGTTAGGGAGACGCATAGTTTCATTACCAGCAAGGTCAGCCCAGTAGTTAACACCTGTGGATCCAGTTCCCAAGTTATCAATTAATGCAACAGCATTAGTAGAAGTAGATAGAACACCACCACCGGCGATAAGATCTATAAAGTCAGAAACAGACTCTTTTTTGGTAGAGTTATCGGTTGCATCAATGAAAGCGATACTATCGTTAGCAACAGCAACAGTTGCGGCAGCAAGATCATTTAAGTTAAGTTGCATATCGTTAGCGTTGATAGTAAGACCGCCGTTGGTAGCATTAGCAAGAGACAGTTCACCATCAGAGTGGGCAAGACCTGCTCCAGCAACATCTGATTGAACTTTCTTGGCACCGGAAGCACTAAGAACCTCAGTGTTGTTAACTTTGTAAAGTTTACCACTTGCAAGGTTAAAGTGTTCAGAAGATGCAAGATTATCACCAGTAGCTTGGAAAGTCAAAGATTTATTT